CCATTAACGCCTAATCACCGTTAAATTCCAAATGTATAAACGAAACATGAGATATTTTGCAATTGCTACCATGAGTGTAGCTACCATTTATACTTTGAAGAGCTTGGACTGGCGAGGATACGCCTCCAAGCTATGTGAACTCGCCTCGCAGGATCCGGAAATTGATTCGGACCTCGCTCGAGACGCTTTTGCAAACACAAACGTGGAAACCGTACCTTGCGTACGGGGACACACACACGCTACTGCCGCTGCTCTACGCACCTCGGCGACGAACTTTGCTAAGAAGATGGCGATGTATTCTGGATCACACCTCTATGTGGTCGGTATGTCAAAGTCAGATCAGCGTAAGGGACTCAAAGGGTCTAGACAGTGGTATTGGGCTAAGGACACGAATGCGGACAACCGCGCTGATGAACCTGCAGCAGATGACATTGAGTACATCTGTGATGTGGATTACTATCTTGATATACCGGATATGATTTCACGCAGGGCGAAGCCGACGCTTTTGTATACTGTAGTACCCGAATCCGCCTCATCTAATGGAATAAATGAGACATCAACTCGTTTCGACGAAGATGGAGCATTAGAAACATTAGTGGCTGGAGGAGGTTCCTACAAACATTATCTTTGGGATTATTCATCTGATTCTGTTATCGCAGTATCATATAAGATTGGAGTACCATGGAAAATCATTCCTTACGCAGTGGAAAGAAAACAAGTAGGTGTTAATCGCCAGCTGATCCTCCTATCGCCCATTAGGGTGTTTACAGGGTTTTCGGCCTTATTAGCATATTTTCTATTAGATGGAAAACATGTTGAACGATTTAATCCGATTGTTGAAGGAACTGATGGAAGTAAATTTGTGAGATTTGCTATTCATAAATCAGAGGGAACTTTTGTTACCACAGCACGACCTATGTCACAGCTGTGCGCGACTGTACCGTTAGAGATTGATGATGCCATTGGAACCGTAGCAAGACTTGGATCTACCAAGTTAATGCTTCCTACTACCGCAAGCTGGACAGGTAAAGATGATAGAATGGCCTCGGCCATTCTAACAGAATACCACAGATTAGTACAACCCAAGATACTTCCTGTAGTTTACCCCGTTTCGATGGGCGTTCGCGCTTATCAATATGACCCTGTAAATTATAGTCAAGAAGAGCGACCTAAATTGGAAGCTTTTATGAGCCCCTTAGTTCATGCTGCATTCGCTCCGGTTCCTAACAAAGCTGGAGAAGAACAGTGCGTGAAAGGTAGAATAACGAGTTTGAGGAAGGAGGAACCTCGACCTCATGCCTTTCGCGATAGATGTATTGAAGAATTCGCAGAATTCGTCGTACATGGCGTGTGCCTTGAGCCTGTCTGTTATGAAGTTGTCGAAGAAAAACAGACTAGCGCTACCCAGAAAATGTCGTTAGCGAGAGCGACTGTAATGGGTAAATTCAGAAAACAAGTTATTAAGTGTTTCATCAAGAGTGAAGCGTATGCAGATGTTAAGGATCCCCGAAATATCTCTACGTATAACGATGGTGATAAACTTGATATGGCTGAATTTGCCTTAGCTTTAGCAAAGCATTGCAAACAATTTTCTTGGTATGGCCCTGGAAAAACACCTATAGAAATAGCTGAACGCGTCGCCGCGGTATGTTCGAATGCTGACTTTGTTAACATCTCGGATTATCATCGCATGGACGGCACTATTACTCACGTGTTAAGACAGGTAGATCGGGCGGTATGCATGAAGGCCTATGTAAACCACCGCGCTAAATTGAATCAATTACTCAAAACGAATGCAGATAACCAAGGATTTCTCCCACTTGGAACAACATTCGATCAAGGACCCTCCCATGGATCTGGATGCTCAGCAACAAGCTTATTCCAGACCTTACGGGCAGCCTTCACTGCCTATCTTGGATTTCGCCACGCTACTTTCGAAAACGGACGCAAGCTCACAGCAGAGGAAGCTTTCCAATCGCTCGGCTGTCACCTCGGTGACGACGGTATCGATGCTCAACTTCCCGTTGACGCACATACTTGGGCTGCTGGAAAAGTTGGACTCATACTGGAAGCCAGTACTGTATCGAGAGGGTGTAGAGGAGTTAATTTCTTGGCACGCTATTACGCTAGTACGGTCTGGACAGGCTGCACTGATAGTATGTGCGACGCGAAAAGACAGCTCTCCAAGTTTCATGTTACGGTTCGTTTACCTGAAGGCTGCACTCCTGAGCAAAAGCTTGTGGAAAAATGCATGTCCTACTTGGCAACGGACTCAAACACCCCCGTTATTGGTGCCTTTTGCAAACGAGTGCTTTTGCTGTCCACATATCGACCCAGGGTTCTTCTTGGAATCGGTAACTGGTGGTCCAAGTTTGAAGAGTCAGTACAATACCCCAACAGAAATGTTGATGGCTGGATGGACGTGGAATTTGATAATAACTTTCCAGAATTCGATCGTGATCAATTCGATCGATGGTTGGTTAAAACCGAATGCATGTCGCAAATACTTAGCGCTCCGTTATGTGCGGAGCCCAGAGCCGCGACACCTGCCCTCGTTGATGTCGTCGTTGATGACCAGGTTATCCCTGCACGAAAAGAACCTAAACCTACACCAAAAGAACCTAAAAGAAAACCACGAAAAACTAAAGAAGAAACATCGGAACGCAAGGTATCACCCCCGATGAGAAAACGAATGAAGAAACGAACTGACGAATCTCATTCTCCTTAAATTCAGCTATATTGCAACGAATTAGGTAAATCCCATATAATTGAAAGAATTATACGCAC